GCGGTTCGCGCGCAGTATTCGAAAGTTTGAACAACTTCGCGCCGTGAGCGATACAGAGCCCATCGACATTGGCCACGGGCTGACGGCTGCGCTTCGCATGGCCGAGAGCGATCTGGCCCCGCAAGGTGTGCATCCGGGATGGAAGGCGGGCGATGTTCTCGGGGTGCTTCTAACGCATCCGTGCTCAAAGCGCGGCGGGGAGGTAGTCCAAGACTTCATCCCAGTCAACTACATGGGATCGGCCCAAGACTGGAAGCTGGAGAGCCGCGACCCCATCACGATCAGTCCATCGGTGAACTACACGTGCTGCGGGACCCATGGGTTCCTGCGAGAGGGAAAGTGGGTGCCGGCATGACCGACCCCAAGGCCGACCCGCTGGGGGTGTTGCGTGAGGTGGAGGAAAAGTTAAGGACCGCGCAGGAATGGGCCGAGATACGAGACACGACGGTGCATTTCACTGGATTCAGCACGCTCGCAGACACCATCCAGGCGGCGCGGGAAGTGATTGACGAGCAAATCTATGAGGCTGGGAACATACTTATTCAAGTGAAGATGCGGAATCGGGGGAGTGGGCCCGCCCAAATTGAGCACCACGAGATAGACACGCTCATGCTGAAGCTGACGGCGGCCCGGGTCGGGACATGAACGGCTGGCCATGACCCCCGCCCAGATGGCGAAGCGCATCGAGAGCTGGCCGATCGCGCGGCTGATCCCCTACGCGAAGAACCCCCGCATGCACAGCCCCGAGCAGATCGATAAGATCGCGCGCTCGATCGAGACCTTCGGCTTCACGAATCCCATCCTCGTCGACGAGAACGACGGCATCCTCGCCGGCCACGGCCGCCTCGCCGCGGCGCAGAAGCTCGGCCTAGTTCAGGTACCGGTCGTTCCCCTCGACAATCTCTCCGAGGATCAAAAGCGCCTCTACATCATCGCGGACAACCGGATCGCCCTGGATGCGGGCTGGGATCCCCAGCTCCTCGCCGGCGAGCTGGCCGAGCTCGCCCAGGAGGACATCGACCTCACGCTCACCGGCTTCGAGGAGGACGAGATCGAGGATCTCATCGCCGGCGCCGACGGCGAGGCGCCTGACCAATCGAGCCCGTCCGAGACCAAGATCGGCGTCTTCGTGAATTGTTCCGGACCGCGCCAACAGAAGAAGGTCATCGCTCTCCTCGCCGAGAATGGGTTTAACGACTGTCGGGCGGTCAATTGAAGCCGAATAAGCCACAGCTTCCCGAGAACACTCTCTTTGATGGCGCCTCGAATAATTTCGAACGATTCCTGGAACGCGCCGTCGTATGGATCCTTCCCCCTGCGACGGTCTTGTTCATCTTTGCGCTGGCGATTCGACCGGAGACGCTGAGGGCTCTACTACAGCTGCTTGGCCTATGGCCAAGGGGCTGAGCCGCAGGGGCTACGCGAGACACCGCGGCGTCTCCGAGGCGGCCGTTCGGCAGGCGATCAAGGGCGGGCGCATCACCCTGAAGCAGGACGGCACGATCGATCCCCGCGCGGCCGACCGCCAGTGGGAGCGAAACACCGATCCCACGAAGCCCCGTAACTCGGTCACCGGCGATCCCAAGCGCCGGAAGGAATCTCCGGACGCGCCGTCCATGCCGATGGGCGGGAACGGAAAAGGGCCCGCCGAGAGCACCGCCGGCTACGCGAAGGCGCGCGGCTTCCGAGAGGTCTACGCCGCGCGGCTCGCGAAGCTCGCCTACGAGGAGCGGATCGGGAGCATGGTGCCTCGCGCGGTGGTGGAACGCGGCGCCTACCTCGCCGGCCAGGAGCTCCGGGACCGGATCCTCCTCTTCAGCGCGAAGCTCGCCCCGGTCGTCGCCCGACTGTCTGAGGAGCGCGCCTGCCGGGAGCTGATCCAGAAGGAGGCGCGTGCCCTGATCGAGGATCTCCGGAAGAGCCTCGAGCGGATCGCCAGGCCTGAGGAACCCGTCAGCCGGCACCGATGAGCACCGAAGCGAACGTCTTCCTCCAGGCCCTCGCCGATGGGCTCGCACTCCCCCCCGACTTCCACGTGGATGAGTGGGCCGACGAGCACCGCTACCTCTCCCCCATCTCCTCGGCTGAACATGGGAAGTGGCGGACCGATCGGGTGCCGTACACCCGCGGCGTCATGCGCGCGCTCTCGCCCCAGGATCCCTGCCGGTTCGTCGTCTGGATGAAGGGCTCCCAGATCGCGGCCACCGAGACCGGGTTGAACTGGGACGGCTACAACATCCACCACGATCCGGGCCCGATCTTAAACATCGTCCCCGACCTCGAGTTCGCGCGGCTCTTCTCGAAGGAGCGGATCGCTCCCATGATCGAGACAACGCCCGTCCTCCGCGATCGCGTGAAGGATCCGAAGGAGCGGGACTCCGGGAACACCCTCCTCGTGAAGGAATTTCCGGGCGGAATCTGGATCCTCACCGGATCGAATCGGGCCTCCCGGCTTAAGTCGATGCCGATCCGTTACCTCCACGTCGAGGAGCCGGACGAGTTCGCACAGGACGTCGGAGCTCGGAAAGACGTCGAGGGCCAGGGAGGAGCGGTCGGGCTCGCCTTGAAGCGAATCGAGACCTACGGCGATCGCGCGAAGGTCTTCATCAACGGCACCCCCACGATCTCAGGCCTCTCGGAGATCGCGAGCTGGTATCTCGCCTCGGACCGCCGGCGGTTTTTCATCCCCTGCCCCGCCTGCGGCCACATGGACTATCTGACCTGGGAGGGCCCCGACAAGCTCTCAGAGAACCAGGGGACCCATCACCGGATTGGGATCATCGATCGCGAGCCGGCGACGGCGCACATGGTCTGCTCGAGCTGCCAGGAGCGGGTCGAGGAGAGCTTCAAGACCGAGATGCTCGGCCGCGGGGACTGGATCCCCACCGCCGTGAGCCCGAAGGGTATCGTCGGCTTTCATCTCTCGTCGCTCTATTCCCCGCTCGGCTGGAAGAGTTGGGCGAGCTGCGCCGAGGAGTTCTTCCAGGGCCTCGAGAACCCCCAGGACCTGAAGATCTTCGTGAACCAGACGCTCGGGGAGCTCTACGAGGAGCGGTCCACCGAGGTGAAGTCGAAGACCCTGCTCGATCGTCGCGAGATCTATTCGGCCGAGGTGCCGGAGGGCGTAGGCGCGCTCGTCGCTTCGGTCGACGTCCAGGCCGATCGGTTTGAGATTGCGGTGAAGGGCTACGGCGCCGGCGAGCAGAGCTGGCTCGTGGCCTACGAGGTCCTCGAGGCGGACACGGCGAAGGACATCGACTATCACCGGGCGCTCGATCCGTTCCTCGAGCGGAAGTTCGTCCACGAGAGCGGCCGCGAGCTGAAGATCCTGCGAATGACGGTCGATTCCGGATACCGGACCGAGCAGGTCTACCGTTACTGCAAGTCACGCGCGTCACGCGGCGTCTTCGCGACGAAGGGGGATCCGGACTCCCGCGGGAAGCCGGTCGTGACCCCGCCCTCGCGGCGAAACCAGTACCGGGCCGCGCTCTTTTTGATCTGCACCGACACGGCGAAGGAGAACATCTACGAGCGGCTCACGATCGGCGAGCCGGGCCCGGGCTACATGCACTTCCCCCACTGGACGACGGAGCAGTACTTCAAGGGCTTGACGGCCGAGAAGTTCCTCTGGAAGTACACCCCCGGGAAGCGGCCGAAGCGGGTCTGGAAGAAGGTCTATGACCGAAACGAGCCGCTCGACTGCGAGGTCGGATGCCTCGCCGCGCTCTACATCGGCGGCCAGGAGTTCGTCCGAAACCTCGCCGCCCGCGCGGCCGAGCTCTCGAAGCCGCTCGAGGGGAAGGCCGCGGCGCCGGCGCCGGCGGAGTCGACGCGCCCCGGGCTACCGAGGCCGGGGCGAACGGGGAGGTGGATCGGTAAGTGGCGGCGGTGATGCTTCCTTGCTAGCGTTGGCATCGGGTGGTACGTTCTGGGTCTAAATGAAGACCCGCTGGAAGATCGCGCTCGGACTCCTCGGCGCCTATCTCCTCGTCATGGCCATCGCGGTTATGACCTCTTCCGACTCACCCAAGGCACCACCGGCCCCGGCGCCAGTCGACAGCCTTCTCCTCGCGAAGTCCGAATCGATCATCACGGAGTGTCAGCGCGCCCGCCTGATTGGCGACGTCACATACTCCAAAATGTGCACTGTGAAGGTCCGCCCTCTTTTCTATTCGATCGGATTCGACGCGAAGACAGGCCTCGCGCGCGCGGTCATCTATGCGGCCAGAGGGCACGGCATCGACACCAGTGGCATCCGCTTTCGAGACTCGAGGACGAACCGAGAGGTCGGCTCATTCGACGCCTTCTCGAATCAGCTGGACTGGTCAGGGGACTGATGGCGCCCAAGAAGCCGACCCCATCCGAGATCGGGCGCATGCTGGTCGATCTGCGAAACGCGAAGCTCTCTCCCAAGCGCCGTAGCGAGATCGCTAAGAAAGCCTCGGCGGCCGCGAACGCCAAGCTGACCCCGAAGCGCCGTAGCGAGATCGCTAAGAAAGCCTCGGCGCGCCGGAACGCTTCCCTCTCCCCAGAGCGCCGGAGCGAGATCGCGAAGCGCGCGGCCACCGCCCGCTGGGCGAAGCGGAAAACCCCCAAGAAAACCCTCAAGTAATCCGCCTTCCTCCCGATCTCTCGTAAGGAGGCGAGCACCGGGAGGGCTCAAAAATGGACCGATACCTAATCGTTGGCTGGACCCAGAAAAGAGATGCATTTGGCAACGTTCTAAACATCTACCATGCCGCGCTTTACGATTCGGTGGAGCAAGAACCCGAGATTCCGACGGTGGGGCGCGCCGCTGAGCTCCGACTGCTTCAAAAGGCGAACAACCTGTGCCGGATCCACGGCCCCGTCGCAATCGGGAGGATGGAGGGCGGCTTTTTCGTCCCAACGGCGCGTCTCGAGCGTCCGCTGGAGCCGACGCCCACGCCGGCGGCCAAGATCGTTCATAGGTGCAGCATTTATCTGTTGACGGCTCCTTCCGGGCTTTCGTAAGGTGAAAGGAAGGCATTTCCACTGCCTGGCACCGCACTTCGCGAGGTTTCATGGCACGACATCCGCGCGGCGCCCAGGGAAGGTCAACGCGACGTCTCACAATTGAGGACCTGGGCCAGATGGTCGTGGCGGACTACGTCGCCAACGGGCGGAAAACCGGCCAGCGGGTGGAAGAGAGCTACCGACTCCACCTCTCCCCGTTTTTCCATGAGACTCCCGTCGATCGGATTGGCCGGTTGACCCCGGCCTACCGCGATCACCGCCTCGCTGAGGGTGCGGCGGCCGCGACGATCCGGCTCGAGCTGATGAACTTGAGCCGCGGCTTCACGCTCGCGGCCCTTCACGGCGATCTGCCCTATCCCCAGCCCATCGTTACGATCCGCGTCCAGAACGTGCGGCAGTTCTCGATCCCCGAGGACAAGGTCGACACCCTGCTCGCGCGCCTGCCCTACGACGTCCGGGACACGGTCTATGCCCTGGCCTTGACGGGCTGGCGGACCTCGGAGATCACCGGGCTCCTCTGGAAAAACGTGGATTGGCCGAACAAGGAGATCCGCCTCGAGGCTGGGACGGCCAAAAACGGCCGGGCGCGGACCTTCCCGTTCGCCGAATTACCGCAGATGGAGGCGCTTCTTAAGCGCCGCTGGAAGAAAACGCTTGATGCGGAGACCCTCCTTGGTGGCAAGATACGGTTTGTTTTCCATCGCAAGGGGAAGCCGATCAAACGGTTCTATAAATCATGGCGGACCGCGTGTCGGCTCGCCGAGCTCGAAGGAGCGGTGCCGCATGATCTCCGGCGGACGACGCGAATGATCCTCCGAAGGGCCGATGTTCCCGATCAGACCGCGATGGATCTCCTGGGCCACAAGACCAGGAGCAGCAGCGATCGCTACGGCCTCGTGGAGAGGGAGGATCTGCAAGAAGGGACCCGACGCTATGCCGCCAGGCTAGCGAGTTCGCGGTCCCGTCATGGGCTATAATCCACCGCCAGCGGAGGACGGATTTCTAATCCGTTGCTGTATCGACGCTCGCCGTCGACTCCCCCGCGAAACGAACCGGATTCCAGCCCCCGCAGTGCACCGAGGCGCGAAGGCGCCTCACGAGGAATGGGAGGCTGGTTCCCCATGAACGAAACCCGCACTCGTAAAGACGGGGTCGTGATCGACCTGAAGACCGGACTGTCATGGAAGAACGGAAAGCCGTGGCTCTTCCTGGGGCCGCTCGTATTGGCCGCGGTTCTCCTCTGCGTGCCGCCCACGTTCGCGAAGGGTCCGATTCTTCACGACACCGATCCCCCGGTGCCTCCGGGAAAGGGTCCGATCGTATACGCGGACTCGAAGGGTCCGGTCGTCTACGCGGTAGCGACGACGATCCTCTGGATCACGGCGAGCCGGAACCTCTCGCACTAGGGGGACGAGTGATCTTGTTGTCCATCGGATTGATCGTGGCAGTCTCAATCGTCTCCGGCTCCTGGCGACTCGCAGGAAAGGACACCCGAGACATGTCGCTGTAGTCGGAGAAATTCTGGAGGGGATTCACTAGGAAAAGAAGCGGGGCGAGAGATCCTGGCGGCGTCTTATCCGGACCAAGTCAGGTCTCTCACCCCTTCACAACACGGATGCGACGCCGCGAAGCGCCGACCGCGGAGCTAGCCTACTCCGACGCCGAATCCGGCGTCAAGCCCACCGCAGGTCTTTCCTCGACGCGGCCCGTCTCCGACCACGGAGATGCCAGGGAGGGCTTGCCGTTGACCCGAGGCCGACCGCGTTCCAATCCCGAACCCGAAGAACCCCCCATCACCCTCGCGGAAGCCGCGCGGCGAGGCCTCTGGGCCGTCTATCGCATCTCCCACCGCCACTACGGCTACGCGCCGGCCGGGGCGCCCTACAACGGCGTCTTCTGCGCCTGGGCCGTCGATGAGGACGCGGCCCGAAACGCGGCCAACGAACGCGCCATCGAGGATCTCCATCCCGAGGGCGGCCGCCACAACCGGGACCGAACATGAACGAGCTCGCCACCATCGCCTACAACCTCGTCCCGATCGCCTTCCCAGCCTTTCTGCCGAGGCCCTTCGGCCTCCTCTGCCCGAACTGCGGCCTTCGCTCCATGGCGGCGCTCGGCTCCCGCGTCTATCGCTGTGAGAATCCCGACTGCCCGGGCGAGCCGGGGCAGGAGCTCGGCCCTTTCGTCTCCATGCTCACCGTCGACGCCCTTTCGGGCGTTCGTCTTCTCCCGTGGGAGGAAGTGACCGCGCGTGATCGGCTCCGCAAGACCGATCCGCGCGGCTTCCTGCGGTCCGTGGCCAAAGAGGGGGGAGCCCTCTTCGGGCGGCGCCATACGGCCTCGGCGCCGGGCCACACAAGCGCGGGCGGGCCGCCGAGGGAGCCCGCGCTGCCGCCTTCTCACCGCGTCGGGGGCGAGCGATGAAGGATTTGAACGGCCGCGAATCAATCGGGCTTTACTACCTGACGATCGCGGACGCCCCGGGCGGATGGGACAGCGCCGCCCAGGCCGGTGCCATGCGCCAGCTCCGGGTGGGCGGGTCTCAGAAGCTCGCCTGGTTCTCCAAGTCCATGGGCCGGATGAGCGGCCGCTTCCGTCTCCCCTACAAGACGCTTCGGTCCCTCGGCATTCCGAACCTCACCCGAGGCACCTATCTCATCCGTCTCTCCGCGGAGCTGGTCGAGGCCGCGCCGGCGAGCCCCGCGCGGCCGAGGAGGGCGGCCTCTCATGCCTGAGTACGGGCTTCAATGGGGCGTCTATTGGCGAGGAGCGTGGGGGTTTCGGGTCGAGCGGTATCACGGGACAAAAAGCATCGTCGCGATCGCGGTCACGTGGACCCTCGCGAAAGAGTTTGCTGCGGCAATGAACAGGGGATTCATGGCCTTAGGGGCGAAAGGGGAAGCGGATGGACGGTAGCGACGAGAGGGCCGGCGAAGACGAACGGGAAAGCATCCAGCGCTACTACGAGCAGCTCACGCCCGAAGAGCGTCGCGCGAGGATCCTCCTCGAGCCCGCGTATCGCGACGCCTATAACGAGATCACCCAGGCGCACCGGACGGTCGATCAGCCGGCCTACTTCTGGGAGCGCTGGATTCCGATTCTCGGGCCCGTCGCGGCCGTTCTCTACATGAAGCTCCGCCAGTACTGCTTCGGCCGCGTGAACGAGAGTGAGGTCTGCTGGCCCAAACAGGAAACGCTCGGGCGGGAGATCGGGGTCCGGTGCCGCGAGAGGCTCCGCGCAGCGCTCGAGCTCTTGGAGCAGCACGGCTTCATCCAGCGCGAGCCCTCGAGCCGTCTCCCAGCCGGCTCCGGAGTGCCGATCCGAACGGCCGACCGATACCGAGTCTTCTTCGAAATTCCGCTCCGGCCGGAGGACGCCGCCGAGGTCCTAATCAGGTCCGTATACCAGCTCCCGCTGGGCCTCGATTCCCAAAAGGCGGGAATACCGCCAATTGGCTCCAGGGTCGAAAAAGCGGGAATACCGCCTTTTGGGAAAACGGGTCCGGACGAAAAGGCGGTATTCCCGCCTTTTGGGGATGGCCCGGAAAGTGGCTCCAGGGTCGAAAAAGTGGGAATACCGCCTTTTCGTGATGCCTCAGAAACCAGCTCCAGGGTCGAAAAAGCGGGAATACCGCCTTTTCGTGAGCCGCCCTCCCAAAAGGCGGTATTCCCGCTAGCAGAAGTAAACGTTCAACGTCTTCAACGTTCAACGTTGAGCAGGCGGGATTCCCGCCTTTTGGGAAACGACAAGGCCGAAGACCTCGCCCGAGAACTCGCCGAGGAGCTCGACGACGAGCGGTCGCTGAAGTGGTACCGGCTGGTCGCCGACAAGCTCCCGGAAGAGCTCATCCGCCGCATCCTCTCGGAGACCCGTGGAGCGAAGAACGAGGGCCGCCTGCGGGGCGCCCCTGGCGCTTATTTCACCGCCGCCATCCGTCGCCAGGCCGGCGAGCTCGGGATCAGCCTGTGAAGCACTGGATCACGTTCTGGATCTTCTTCATGACTACGCTCCTCTGCGTCGTAGTGGTCCTGGGCGGCACCGCCTTGGCGATTCTCCGCTGGGGATGGGTGGGCGTATTCGCCCTGATCCCGTTGGTCCTCGTGACCGCCGTCATCGTCGCCGGCTGCGAACGCCTGACCGAGTTAATCGAGAGGGGTTCTCGCGCATGAGCCCACGCGAAATGTCCTGCGATCGATGCGGCCGAACCATCTACCCGGCCGAGGACGCGCAGGGGCGAGTGATCCGCGTGGTCGAGATTCTCTTTGAGCCCGTCTTCGTCGCGGTCGGCGACCGTCTCGTCCCGTTCGTCGGCAGCGTCTACGTCGACCACGAGGCGCGCTGCCCTTCCCTCCCCGCGGGCGGCGGACTCTGATGGAACTCTTCCTCGGCCATGTGATCTCGATCCAGATCGACCGGGATCAGGACCGCATCCGCGCCTGGGCCTGGTACCTCGGCCATTTCTACCTCGCCACGGTCGTCCTTCCTCCCTTCGTCGCCGCGGAAGCGGCCGACTACCTCGCCGTGGTCGAAGACGCCGGCAACAAGGCGGGCCGCGCGCTGAACGAGCTCCTCACCCGGGTCCTCGGAGTTTCGACCACCTACCTGCCGCCGAGAAGGGAGAATCATGCGCCCCGCCCGTGACCGCTACGGCCTCGCGGCCTTCCCCAGGCACCTTCCCGCGTCGGGAGACCTAACCTCCCTCCACGCGCGCGGGACCGGACACGTGGCGGCGCTCTGGCGCCTGGGCTGGTCCGCCGCCCTTCTCCTCGCCTCCGTCGCGACCGCGGGCACGGTCCGGTTCACGTTCACGGCACCCACGAGCGATGCGAACGGATGCCTCGGCGATACGAGCGACGTGGTCTGGACGATCGACGGAGTCCCGGCCGAGCCGCCGTTGACGGGTCTCGATCACGCCGAGCTCTGGGCGATCCGCTATCACGACATGAGCACGATCCTGGTCGGGACGATTCCCCTCTCGGGCCGCGCCGGAGACTCGATCACGGTGGACGCCGAGTTCCTCCCGGGAACGATGGGCCAGGCCTGGGTCTTGGCCGTGGATCCCGCTGGGAACAAGATGCCCTGCCCCGGCTCCTGGGCGACCTTCGTCGTCCCGGACACCGCGGGGCCCGTCCCGATCCCGCCGGTCCCCTCCGGATCCGGCTTGGTCGGCACCTACTTCGCGGGCCAGGCGTTCGATGCGATGGCCATGGCGCGCGTCGACTCGACCGTGAACTTCAACTGGGGCGAGTCTCAGGCCTGGAGCGGCGGCCCCACGGACAACTTCTCGATCCGCTGGACCGGAACCGTCTCCGTGCCCGCCGCTGGCTCCTGGACCTTCTTCGTGGCCTCCGATGACGGGATCCGGCTCTGGATCGACGGCGCGGCCGCACAGGACGACTGGCGGCCGCGCTGGGATGAGACGGCGAACACGGTGACGCTCGCGGCCGGGCCGCACTCGATCCGGCTCGAGTACTTCGAGGCCGGCGGCGGCGCCCTCTGTCAGCTCCGATGGGCTGGACCCGGAGTTACGAAGCAGATCATCCCGAAGGGAGCGCTGAGTCATTGACCGCGTCCGGATCGTGATCGAGGACGTCCCGGTCCCCGGTTGCTTTCAGAGGACCCGGGAGCGGGCGGTCGTGCTCGAGGGAGAACGCTCGGACGTCGCCGAAGTGGTGGGGCTCTATACCCTGGGCCGGAGCTGCACGCGGCAGCGGCTGAAGCCGAAGCACTTCGTCCGGATGATCCAGGACTTTGCCGAGGAGCTCTTCGGATGAGCGCGACGCTGACCGCCACCCAAGCGCACGCGGCCGTCCTGGATCTGATGCGGTCCCGCGTCCCGATCGAGGACGCCTGGCCGTTGATTCACCATTACCTCTGCATCGAGCGTCGCCAGATCTGGCTGAAACACTCGCGCCGAGCGAAGCGGCAGAGGCTTCGGGAGAATCGGATCCAGCTGGCCCTGAGGATCAAGCAACGCAGAGCGGAGCAGCGAGCGGCCGCGCTCGCCTTCGCCCGCCGGCAGGAAACCGCGAGGCATGCGAACTCCGTCCGTTGGAGCCGAGGGCGGGAAAGGAAGAGTGCCTGATGCCGGCGCGGTTTCCGATGAAAGGCTGCCACGGCTCGAAGGAGAAGCCCTATCCGATCTCCGGGTGCCGCTGCATGCGATGCGTCGCGAGGCTCCTCTACCGGCGCCGCTGGATGCGGGACCAGTACCAGCTCAACACGGCCTACCAGGAGCGAAAGCGCTCGCGCTACCGGCGGATCTACCGGAAGAGTCGCCTGAGCCGGCTCATGTATGAGCACCTGAAGCGCCTGGCGATGGCGGACGGGCTTTGGATTGAGGTGAAGCGAGGCCGCGGTCGCGTCCCGGAGAACGTGACGGCGGCATGAACGAGGAGCCGATCAAGAAGCCCGAAGAAGAGACGGAGACCGCGCGGCCAGGTGCGGGCGGAGTCCCATCGGTTGGGACGAGTCCCGAGTTGACGCCTGGCCGCAACTCCGAAGCCGAGCCTCTATCCCCGGCGGCGATCGCCGCGCGCCGGTGGGCCGAGGAGAAGAGGAAAGGAGCCCCGATGCCGACGGGAATCAAAGGATCTGCTCCCTCCGACGAGGAAGCGAAGGCGAGGAAGCGCGAGTATATGCGCCGCTACCATGAGCGCCGAAAGAAGGGAGTGGCAGGCCGGCGGAGGGCCGTGGGGGGGGGCGACGTACCGAAGGAATCCAGCCGGAAGCCCGCTGAGGAGGCTCCGCCCATCGGCATCACGCTCCGAATCGGGAGCTCGCTTGTGACCGTGTCCACCGAAGGGGCCGCAAGCGCACGAGGAGGTTATGACAGACGCCGCCACAAGCCGCATCCAGCTACGGGGGCCACGAGATTGCCCTCGAGCGGATCGCGGAGAGCAAAACCAATCCCCGCCGCACGGTGAAGGACTCCTTCTTCGCCGATCTGGTCCAGAGCGTGAAAGATCACGGCGTCCTCCAGCCGATCCTCGTGAGGCCGAGGGAATCGACTCACGATAGCGTCGCGCGCTACGAGATCGTCGCCGGCCATCGCCGCCTCGCGGCGGCCAGGGAGGCGGGCCTCTATAGGATCCCCGCCTTGGTGCGAACACTCTCCGATCAGCAGGCCCTCGAGATCCAGGTGATCGAGAACCTCCAGCGGGCGAATCTTCACGCGCTCGAGGAGGCGGAGGGCTACCGCCAGCTGATGCACACCCACAAATATGACGTCGCGCGCATCGCGGAGCGGATCGGCCGCTCGTCGAAGTACATCTACGACCGCGTGAAACTCCTCTCCCTGACGAAGAATGCTCAGAAGCTCTTCCTCGAGGATCGCTTCACGGCGGGGCACGCGGTGATCCTCGCGCGGCTGAAGCCGGCCGACCAGGACCGCGCAATCGCGACGGACACGGACCAGGATTGGCGCGGCCGCCGCGGCGGTCCGCTCTTCGTGGAGGAGATGTCCCTCTTCTCAGACGAGGAAGAGGAAGCCGAGGACGAGGCCGTAAAGCGAGACCCCTGGCACGGGATGAAGCCGAAGAGCGTGCGCGAGCTCCAGGCCTGGGTCGACGAGCACGTCCGATTCGACCATACGCGCCCCGACGTTCCCGATCTCTTCCCCGAGACCCACGTCGAGCTATCGCGCGCGAAGGAGGAGAAGGAGAAGGTCGTCTTCATCACGCACGACTATGTGATCCCGAACGACGCGAAGGATCCGGGCCAGAAGGTCCTCACCGTTCGAGGCTGGCAGCGGGCCGACGGCGAAGAGGAGTCCGAGACCTGCGAGTACTCGGTGACCGGGGTCATCGTGATCGGGCTCGGCCGCGGCCAGGCCTTCAAGGTCTGCACCGCGAAAGAGAAGTGCAAGGTCCACTGGGGGGCCTGGCAGAAGGAGCGGGCGAAGCGACAAAAGGAGGTCACGAAGAGCGGCGCCACCGGCGAGGACCGCGAGGCGGCAAACCGGGAGAGCCTTAAGAAGCAAGAGGAGCGTGAGGCGGCCGAGCGGAAGGCCCGGATGAAGGCGATCCCGGAGATCCTGAAGGAGGTTGCGGAGAAGATCCGGAAGGCGCCGGCGGGCGCGACCTCCCCGATCGGGGATCTGGTCGTCTCGTTGGCCAGCCGCTATGGCGGATCGCTCTCGCAGGCCCTCCCGCGCGGGAAGAGCGCCGAGGACCTGGTTCGCCACCTCGCCTACAACGTGATCCAGCGGGACGCGACGGACGGCTGGGGCTGGGATCGTTTCACGAAGAAGGCGCGCGCGATCGGCGTCGACGTCTCGAAGATTCTCAAGGCCTCGGCGGCGGTGCAGACGTCTGCACCGGCCAAGGGGTCGGCCAAGAAGTCCAAGCCGCGCGGGAAGCGACCGAGCAAGAGCGCGGGCGCGCAATGAAGACCTGCGAGTGCGGCGTCGACATCGAGTTTGGGATCGGGCCGAAGGGGAATAAGATCCCGCTCGAGCCGGCGGCGCATATCTATCAGCTCTTCGGCGACCACGCCGTCCCCGTGAAAGGGGCCTTCCGGAATCACTACCTCACTTGCCCCAAGGCGAACGACTTCCGGAAGCGCGCGCCGAAGACGATGGGCCCTCCCGGCGACAATGCGGACCTGGTCCACGATCTCCTCGAGCTCGTCCTGAAACCTCCGCCCACTCTGGAAACGATTCAGGGCTGGACCCGCGAGCAGCGCGCGGCCGCGGCGGAATGGGCCGCGCGGGAGCAAACAAGTCCGCTTCAGTTCCCGAAGCCCGATTTCCTGGCCGCGCGGGAGGGGATGTGACCGAGCGTGGGCGCATGCTGGCCAATGATGCAAGGACGGCGTTCGATGCCGGAATGGCGCTCGGCGTTGCTTACGGGTCCGGTTGGCGCGGGGGCACGGAAGCCGAGGCCGCGAAAGCTATCGAGCGCATCCCCTCGAGTCAATTCGCTGATGAGGCTTGGACAATCTGGCAACGGAAGAGCAGCGGTGTGCCGTTCCCGCCCCCAGACTATGCTCCCAAACTCACGTGGGAGAAAACCCTTGAGCGGGTGGAGGCGATTGAGGCGGCGCATGCCGGGGTCATCATGTCGGCGATGCCAAGCCACAAACGCGACGCCTACGCAGCCACACTCCGCGAGATGCTCGACGAGGCGCGAAGATGACCGAGACCGCCTGGACGGACAATCAGAAGGTGATCGTGGACGCGATCGCCAAAAGGGCGAAAGCGCTTAGTGCCGAAGAGTTCCTCCGCGCCTTCGCGCGCGCCTTCATCGTGAACACGGACCTGAGCGTCCGTGCGACGGCCGAGGAGATCCAACAGCAGCTCGTCCTAGAGATGCTGGACCAGGACGGCGGCGAGTGTCTCCCCGACCTGGCCGTGGCCTTCAAAGTCGACCTCCGATGACCCGTCGCATGTACGCCGAAGACACGAAGGTCCCCGTCGAGAAATCGAGAGTGGAGATCGAGCGGCTTCTCTCCCACTACGGCGCGGGCTCGTTCATGTACAGCCAACAGCCGAAGGGCTACGTCCTTGCCTTCGAGCTGCGCGACCGGATCATGCGGTTCGTCCTCCATCGGAACGTAGCCCCGAGCGAGACCCGGGGCCGGAAGACGGCCGAGGAGCGGGCGGCCCAGGAGAACCGGCGCCGCTGGCGCGCGCTCGTCCTGATCTTGAAGGCGAAGCTTGAGGCGGTTCACTCTGGGATCGTGACGATGGAAGAGGAGTTCCTGCCCTACATGCAGATGAAGGATGGGCGCACCGTGGCCGAGTGGGCGGTCACGGAGATCCAACCGGCCCTCGAAGCCGGCACGATGCCCCGGGGCCTCCTCGGGCCCGGCGGGAGCAGCTGATGCCCGATCACCTCTGGAAACAGTTCGAACGCGCGGTCGCCGAGCTGATTGGGGGAAGCCGGTTCCCGGCCAATAGCGGACACGCGCTCGATTGCGAAGGCCCGCGTTTCGTCGCACAATGCAAGAACGTGAAGGAGCTCTCCCTGTCGCGCCTGACCGAGCTTGCGCTCATCGCGGAGGGACAGGGCGCCCAGAGGAAGAAGGCCGGCATTGTGGCCGTGAAGCTACGCAAGGGGGCCGGCTATTCGCCCCCCACGCTGATCGTGATGACCGATCGCGTCTTCGCGCAGATGCATCCAGCAGCGGAGGCCACGGCGTCCGATGTCAGAGGCTTTGTCGAGCGAGAGATCGCCAAGATCGAGAGCGACGAACGCTTCCACTATCCGCCAGCGAGTACGGACGTGAACGCTGCCCTGGCCCTGATTCAAGTGGAGATGAAAGCGAGAATGGGAGCGCTCCGTTCACTGAAGGCACTCCTGGACGCCGAGGCGCGAACATGACGCTCGAAGAACTCGAGAAGCTACCAATCTTCCGAGGTGCCCTCTGGATGGATCCCAACGATCCCAGGTGCGGTGCCGTCTTTAAGGATGGGTCGACGGAGTGGATCATCGGCAAGGCCACCATCGATGGCGAGACCGTGCTCTGCCGGTCCTCGCCTCTCGCGATGTTCGGTGATGGAGGCGATCCAGATGCCGCTGCGCGCGAGGCTTATGTTCGAGCCCTCACTCGCCGGCGGGGGCCAGCGAAATGAACATCTGGCCGTTCCAGTGGGTGAGCTGGAACGTCGACGATATCCGCGAGTCGAATGAGACCCATACGATCGGTCTTGGTGCGCGTCTGCGGATCTGGGCTCCAAACGATCCCGCCTGGAAGGCAAAAGCGGAATGGGAGCTCACGATTGACCTTATCCTCTGGCGGTGGAGAATCTCGGGCTTCGTTCCCCATGACGCGGAAGCTGAGGAAGGCGCTGATGGAGCGCGACCAATGACCGCAGACCAAGCCCTGAAGGAAATGCGTGCCTATAGGTGCTTTGATTGCCCCATCGAAGATGACGCTGAATATTGGGCTTCGGTCATCGAGGAAGAGTTGACCGCGCTCAGGAGCGTTGCCCCTAGCCCGCTAAGGCTGGCTTTCGTGGAAGCGGCTGACGCCTACTGCGCCTATTGGGAATCGGTCGGTGGAGTTCCGCCAGAGGGCACGACTGGAGCCAAGATGCTTGAAGCGTGGAGAGCCCTGGCCAGTCTCGCACCGCGGCAGGGAAAGATATGATTATTGCGAGGATCAGAGCGCTAGCAGTGCGCCTAGAGGAAGCGCAGCAGATACATTCGGCGGCTGAGGCGAACGATGTGGCCGAGGAACTTGAACGACTTCTCGCCACGATTTATGCGACCGGCATGAGCAACAGGAACCGGCAGCCGGCGATCTGCGCGATGATCCTCGGATGGGCCAAGACGTTGCGATGACCCCGCTAGGCCCGCACGTCCAGGCGACGCTGGAGAGATTCCGACTCCGCGACTACGGCGAGCGGTTCGAGAAGGCCTGTCTCCTGGAAGCGTTCTTCGCGGACATCTCCGAACGGATACCGCCGCGCCCTCCAGAACCGAACGCTCGATGGTACAGGGTGATTCGAAGGTGGGAATCGAAGCACCCCCGCTAGCGTTCGGGTAGGCGCCGGCGGGAGTCGAACCCGCGACCGCGGGATTAGAAATCCCGTGCTCTGTCCAGCTGAGCTACGGCGCCGAAGGCCCACACAGTAACCGCTTCAGACCTCCCGCCGCCACCCCTCCTCAAACGTGAGCCCCCTATGAAAAGTTGATTTATTCTTCAATCGAAGTCAGTCCCCCGAAAACCCGACTCTCGCTGGGTGCAGACCCTCACCCAAATCCCCGATCAAATCGAAGCTGGAACCTCGGTCGAATACACCCGGTCGTACACCGACTTCCCCGCCAACGGAGGCTGGACCTTAAAGCTCCACCTGAAGGGCGCTGGCGCGGTCGACAAGGACGCCGTCGCGGTCGGGAAGGACTTCAAGGTCACCCTGACCGCGCTCGAGACGGCGGGCCTCGTCGCCGGCGACTACGAATGGCGGGAGCGGGTCACCGACGGGACCCAGGTGTTAACCGCCGCCGAAGGCCGGCTTGAGATCCTGCCCGACATCGGCGCCGCGGCGGCGGGAGCGATCCAGAGCTGGGAAGAGAAGGCCTTGGCGATGGTCGAGAAGGTCATCGCCTATAAGAGCGGCGCCGGGGTCACCTCGGGTCGCCTCTCGGCCGACATCCTCGAATACGAGATCGCCGGCCGGCGCGTCGTGAAGCACGACCTCTTGGAGCTCCTCCGGATCCGGGACAGCCTGAAGAGCCGGATCCGCGCCCGCCTCCACCCGGGTCAGCTCGAGGTGCCGGTGCGGGTCTACTACTCCGGCGGGATGAGGCCGTGAAGAAGGCCCCGCTCGGAACGCGCCTCCGCCGCGCGATCGCCTCCTTCAAGCGGGAGATCTTCCCCGAGCAGGCGGCGCTCGTCACGAACCCCATGGGAAACCGCTTCTTCCTCGACTGGATCATGCGGTCCGTGAACGCGGACGAGGAGGTGCGCCGCTCCGCGCGCCGCCTCCGCGCCCGCGCCCGCGATCTTAGGGATACCGCCCCCTACGTCGAGCAGGCCCTGAGCCTCCTCTCGAACAACGTGATCGGCCCCTGGGGCCCGACGATCTCGCCCCAGGTGAAGCTCCCGAACGGCGAGCTCGACGAGAAGACAAACGCCCTCATCAAGGACACCTGGCAGCGCTTCGCCGAGTCCCGCGTCACGACCGACGGGAAGATGAACCTGGTCGAGTACATGCACGTGGCGTTTCAAAACCACGTGAACGACGGGGAGCTCTTCACGCGCCGCTGGGTCGGCTTCAAGAACGACTGGTCCTATGGGCTTGAGCCGATCGATCCGGACCAGATCGACGAGAGCATGAACGTGCCGGGCACGTCGGCCGATTCTCGGGTGGTCATGGGGATCGAGCTGGACCGCTGGCGACGGCCGCTCGCCTACCACGTATTCGACGACACGTCGGTGGTCTACGGCGGGCAGAAGCCGGAGCGCCAGCGGATCCCGGCCGACCAGGTCCTCCACAATTTCCGGATGCGGCGCCTGAACCAGACGCGCGCCGTGACCTGGCTCCTTCCCGTTCTCGTCTCCTTGAAGATGGATGCCTCCTACACGGAGGCGGAGCTCATGGCCGCGTGCATTGGTGCGGCGAAGATGGGCTTCTTCCGGACGACCGACGCCGTAAACGCGGGCGAGATCGGCGAGGAGACGAAACAGGGCGGTTTCACGATGGAGGTTGAGCCCGGGATCTTCGGGAAGCTCCCCCCGGGCTGGACGGTCGAGCCCTTCGATACGGACCATCCGAACGCAGGATTCTCCGCCTTCCAGAGGCAGATCGGCCGAAAGATCGCGGTTGGAATCGGGCTTTCCTACCCGTCCCTGACCGGGGATCTCGAGTCGGTCAATTACAGCTCGATGCGCGGCGGGAAGCTCGACGAGCGCGACTTCTACCTCCGGCTCCAGGAGTACTGGGTCCAGCACTTCCTGAACCCGATCTATCGCGAGTGGCTCCGGATCTCCCTCCTCACCGGGAAGCTCTCGCTCGGCACCTACGATCCGACCCCGTTCACCGAATGCCAGTGGATCTGCCGCGGGTGGACTTGGGTCGATCCCCTGAAGGACATCCAGGCCGCCGCGCTCGCGATCGAAAACGGCCTCGACTCCCGGACCCGGATCTTGGAGGAGCAGGGGCTCGACGTGAAGAAGGTCTTCGCCCAGCTCAAAGCCGAGCAGGACCTGGCCGCCCAGTACGAGCTCTCGATCGCCGGCGCGAGCGTCGCCGATGCCGTCGCGAAGCAAAACGCCCAAGACCAGAAGGACGAAGAAGGAATCCAGAACGGCCGCGGCCGCCTCGCGCGGCGGCTCCCGGGCGAATACACCGTCGCAAACGGGAACGGGCACTAAGGAGGCACGGATGCTCGAGATCGAAGACGAAATCCGCGCGGAGGACGCTCCGAGGCTCCTTCGGGATAAGGGCATCAAGCACTACCGGCTCTTCCCCTTCGAGCTCCGGAAGGTCACCGAGAAGCGGAAGGCCGCGGACGGCACCGACACCGGGGAGGAGGAAGAGCTCTACGAGTTCTCGATCTGCTCGGACGCCGGCGTCGAGGCCTTCGATTGGTGGACGGGCGAGACCTTTCTCGAGGTCTTGAGCCACGAGAAGGGGGCCCTGGTCTCCGACTACCTGGACGCCGGCGCCTCCGTTCTCCTGAACCACAAGGTCGGCCAGCTCCTCGGCCGGACGAGCAAGTGGTGGATCGACGGGAAGAAGGGGGAGCGGAAGACCTGGGCCCGGATGAAGTGGTCCCCGCTCGACGCCCCCCAGAGCTGGGGATCCCCGCAAGGTGTCAAAGCGGAGGTCGACGCCGGCGTCCGCGGCTTCACCTCGATCGGTTTTGAAATTCTCGCCTGGGAGAAGACGAAGAAGGGCGATCTCGAGAAGGGCGAGCGGGACGAATACACCGCCACGAAGTGGCGGATTTTCGAGTGGTCGTTTGTGGACATACCGGCCGACATCACCGTCGGCCGGTCACGAGCGAGGTTTCGAGGCCTCGCGGGCTATGACGACGGGAGACCCGTCACGGAGGACGAGCGAAAGATGGATCCAATCACGACGCCCGCTGCTACTGGCGGAGTGGCCGCGCCGCCGGCCGTGACGGTCGACCAAAGCAAGGCCGAGCGCGATCGCGCGAGCGCGATCATCACGCTGGGCCGCGTGCACCAGATGCAGGCCGAAGCCGAGGCCGCCCTCTGCGAGGGGACCTCGGTCGATACGTTCCGGGCCCTGGTCCTGGAGAAGATTGCGACGCGCGGGACGCCCCAGTCCCCCGCCGAGATGAATCCGGTCCGGGGGATGAGCCTCAAGGACCGCTCGCGCTACTCCTACCGCCGGGCGCTCCTTCAGTGCCTCGAGGCCCGCGAGGGAACGGGGAAGCTCGAAGGGGTCGAGGCCGAAGTCCACGAGGAGATCCGAAAGAACCTGCCTGCGGGTGCGAAGAGCCGGGGCGGGGTCTACCTCCCCATGCGGCTCTTTGAGCCCGAGGAGCTGATCCAGAAGCGCGCCTTCCCGCTCGACTCCACGACCTCGACCGAGGGGGCGGAGTTCAAGTTCACGCAGCCGATGGAGTTCATCGAGATGCTCCGAACGAGGCTCGCCGTCGCGCGCCTCGGAGCCCGCGTCTTGACGGGCCTCGTGGGTCCCCTCGCCTTCCCCCGCCAGACGGCCGCGGGGACGGCCTCGTGGATCGCGGAGGAGGCCTCGGTCTCGGACAGCATGGCCGCCTTCGATACGGTCACGCTCGCCCCGAAGACGCTCATGTCCTCCTCGGGCTACACCCGCCAGCTCCTCGAGCAGACGAGCTACGACATCGAGGGGATCGTTCGGGACGATCTCGCCCAGATCCACGCGCGGGCGATCGACTCGGCGGCGATCCAGGGAACGGGCGCCTCGAATCAGCCGCGAGGCGTGGCGAACCAGTCGGGCGTCTTGGTCCGGGACTGCGGCGCCGGCGCCGGCGCCGACGCCGTTCCGGATCTCACGGACCTGGTCTCGATGATCGGGCTCGTGGCCGACGCGAACGCGGACTACGGCGCGCTCGGCTTCCTCACCACCCCGCTCCTCGCCGCAACCCTCTCCCGCACCTTGGTAGCGGCTTCGGCCGGGTCCGAGATGCTCTGGATGGGCCGGCTCGATGAGGGGACGGTTCGCGGCTACCGGGCCATCGCGACGAACCAGGTCACGAAGGTCTGGAACAACGGAGCGACGACGGGAGGCGCCGAGCACGGGCTCCTCTATGGGAACTGGAACGAGCTGATGATCGGCCTCTGGAACGCGATGGAGGCGATCGTCGATCCCTACTCCCAGAAGAAGGCGGCGCGGATCGAGATCACGACCTTCCAGCTCGCCGATATCGCCGTCCGGCACCCGGTCTCCTTCTGCATCGGGACGAACGCGATCCCGTAACGGCGTGACGGAACGGAAATGACACTGACCAGCGGGACGCCGGGCCTCGTGCCCGGCGCCCCGACCAGGGGGAGCGAAATGGCGGAGAAGGACAAGAAGACGATCACGCTCTTGAGCGACGTGAAGCTCGCCGGCCCGACCGAGGACAAGCCCGACGTGATGGGGCACCGCGGCGAGACCGTCACCGTGTCGATCGGGCTTGCGAACATGCTCGTCGCCTCGAATCAGGCGCTCGAGGGAGAGGTGAAGGAAGTGAAGCCCTTCCCCAACGCGAAGGCGGAAGCCGCGCGCACCGCGGTCCCGAAGACCGTAACGACGCGCGACCCGAGGTAGAGCCGTCCCGCTCGACGAAACAAAGAAACGGAGGAGGTGATGGCGCGCAAGGATCCGACACGCGGCAGGCCAGAGTCGAACCACCCCCTGACGCACATGTTCAGTCAGGCGGTCAAGTCGCTCCATCGGATCGCGGTGGGGATCGAGAAGGCGAATAGCAGCACGAAGAAGACCGAGATAGGACTTCACGTCGCGGCCGTCGCCGGCCGCCAGTCTACGGAGGCAGAGCCAATGAACATCGATCGCGGATCCCTGAACCTTCTCGACACCGAGAAGGTGCTTCTCTCCATCGCGGCGAAGGACGCCGCGGGCACCACAGACGGATTCCCGGCGGACCAGTACACCTGGGCCGTCGACGCCCCGGGCGTCATCGAGCTGAAGACGGAGGACACGGACGCGGACGGGAACGTCGTCCAGCTCGACCCCTACACGCGGATGGCGCGCACGCCGACCGCGGGCACGGCCATCGTCACCGTGACGGGACCGAACGGCACGTCCGAGACCCTGACGCTCGTCGTCGCCTTGAGCGGCCCGGGCGAGATCGGCCTGAGCGCCGGGACGCCGGTTCCCGAGTAACCAAGTAACACCCCGGGAGGGGGGCGGGCCTCAGGAGCCGCCTCCCTCCGCCCCCACGAGAGGAGGCACGAATGGAATGGCTCCAGCACTTCGCCGCCGGGCTGTTTGCGTTCCTCGACAACACCGTCGTTAAGTTCGTCCTCCTCACGGTCGGCACCTTCCTCGCCCGGAAGTGGCCGAAGTTCGTGAACGAGGCGGCCCCCTTCTGGGGGCTCGTCTCCTCGATCGTCCTGACCGTGCTTCACGCGATCGTCCCGCAGGCATCGGTCGAAACCACGCTCGGCACGATGGGATCGGGCCACATGGTGATGACCGGGATCTTCTCGAGCGGATCTCCCCTCGTCGCGTTCTTCCGGGAGGCGCTCCTCCCATGGCTTCTGAGCTACGGGACCCAGCGCGCTGGAGATCACACCATCGACTGGGCGAAGGGGAAGAAGCCCGCCGAGGTGCGGGAGGAGAAGAAGGAGAGCCCGCCGATCGCCTTGAAGCCGTTTCAAACCATCATCCCGGAGAAGTGATTCGGGCGGACCACCCTGGCCGGAGGAAGAGATGAATCTGAAAGGAATGTTGATCGCGACGGGTCTCCTCGTCTGCCTCGCGTTTCCCGCCTCGGCGGCGACGTGCCGCGCCGGTGTCAAGCATCGAGCCGCGGCCGTGCCGGCGGAACGCGAGAACGGGACCGCGGTCGGATTTCACAGCCTGGCGGCGCCGATCGGGATGCGGCTTGGAGTGAGCGAGTACTTGAGCCTCGACCTGGGCGCCGGCTTCACGTCGAGGGACAACCAGGACGACTGGGCCTTGGATGGCGGGATCCCGATCACGATGAAAAGCTGGAAGGGCGCCCGCGCGCTCTTCCGTCCCGGCGTCCTCTACGAAAACCGTAACGACATCGGGAAGACGACCATCTCGGCCGAGCTCGAGGGCGAGGCGTTCGTCGCGAAGAACTTCAGCGTCTCGGCGGCACTCGGCATCGCGCACGTGGAATCCCAGGGCGAGTCACGCATCCGGAGCACCGGTAGCGAGTTCACGAACGTGGGGTTTCACCTCTATCTCTTCCGGTGAGCTGAGGCGCCGCAAGTGCCCACACCGCTCGAAGATCTGATCGACGCCCTTGGCATCATCGAGGATCGGTCTCGGCGCTCGCTCAAGCTCGCCAAGTATGCACAGACCAATCAGGTGCAGCTCGAGACCAGCGACCCGGACACCAACGTCACGCTTACGGCCGCCCAGAAGCAGGCTCTGAGGGACGTGATTACGCCATGGCTTACCGAGATCAAGACCGCAACCGCCAGGCTGCCGTGACGGATGCCGACCGGCCAGGGAGTTCTCCAGGCGGGAGCTGGAGGAAACGGCTCGGTCGTCACCTACGACGACCACACGAACGCCGATGCGGGCGGGGACGGCCTCTACAGCTACCTGGACCTGGCTCTGGCATGCGCGGCGAAGGGATTCTTCGCGGCCGACGGCGTGACGCCCGCCGTGCTCCGGCTCAAATCGATCGCGGCCTACGCGACCCTCTCGATCGAGGTCTACTTCGTCTTCGTCACGATCCAGAACGGGGACGGAGTGAGCACGCTACCAACCTCCTTCAAGGATCAGGACGCGGTTGTCATATGGATCGACGGGAAGACGCACATCGTATCGAACGTCGGCCTCTCCAACCGCTCGACCGAATACGGGATCGAGGTGGTCGGCGCGATCGGAAAGCCCACCGGGCGAAACGGAGTGGACTGCTATTACGGACTGGCCCCGACGCTTCGCGGGACCAGCAAGATGTTTGGCTCCAAACAGAGAGCCAAGGGGAATCTGATTTGGCAACCGGGAGCCGTGGGACTCCCGAGCCGGCTCATCAACGTCCTGGCCGAAGCCACGGGCGTGCTCGGCCTGGGCACCGGGGCGGGAGAGCTTCAGAAGACATTCAACATGGACATGGTGTCGACCGCGGTGTCGGGAAACGGCTGCACTCAGTTCAACGTGGACGACGCAGCCCGCATGACGATCTCGGCGCCGAACACGGTGGGGCGGCCGATTGGGACGGGAGGCACGGTCCGATGTCGGGATCTCGTTACGATCGGGTCCGCCACGAACGGCGCCGACATGCAGAACACGTCGATCACGCCGACCGTCCCGTGGCAGCTCGTCGACAAGATCTGGTCCCAGGTCAAAGTGCAGTTCAATGCGGCTCCGAACAGCGACGTCGAGGATTGGCGGACCTGGAATGTGCGGGTCGGTCACCACGCCACCGGCGCCCCGTTCGCGGGGAAGCGGGTCCAGCTGCTCGACAAGGATCTGGTCGCAGTCGTCGATACGATCACGACCTCCGAGGGCGCGCTCGAGTACGGATCGGGCGTCACCGCCGGCGCCGTCAAGATGCGAGTCCTTCCGGCAGGTTCACTGACGTGGGTGGACCGCGGCCCCTTCACGCTCATCGTGAACGATCAGAGCTTCGCGGATTACGATCCGGCGTTCGAGCAATATTCGAAGACCTTCACTCCGGCCGGGATCGTCTACCTGGGGACGGAGCGGCAGCTCTTCGAGATGCAGGACGCCGTTCCGCTCGGGCCGCCTCCGGTGCTCTCGCTCCCGCCTGTGCAAACGGTCGACCTCCCCTACTTCCAGGCCCAGGACATCGCGATCCTGATTGCGGACTCGGGCCAGGACGTCTCGATCGGCCCGGACGTCACGAAGGGGTACGTCGATCGCGTCACCCGGAAGGTCTTGATCGGAGAAGAGACTGGGATCCTCGGAACCGACGTCTTCGTCTACATCGAGACCGGGTCCCTGCCCCTTCTCGCGATCGGGATCGAGCTCTCAACGGACGGGCAGATCTACGTCGTCCGGGAGGCGGGCACGATCGGAGACGGCGCCTTGACGCAGATCCTGTGCGCTCTTCCGTAGCAGGGCATCGGGGCCGGACCGCTCGCGGCGGTGGCGAAGATTGGAGCGGCGTCCGGTCGGAGTCGCCGCACGACGGAACGGCCCTTTCTTTTTGAACCCTTTTCCATTGCGGTAACGGCGGGCGCGGCGACGCTCCACACATGAGGAGGTAGCGAGACCATGGCTCGAAAGTACGCAGTCGAGGGACAGACGGCGGCCGGGACGAACCTAACGATCCTCGAGCTGATCGCGGCGGCGACGACCCGGGGCTGGCTCTACGACATTCTGATCGGATCCGACGCGACGCCGGCGGACGTCGCATCGGAATTCAACATCATTCGAGGCACGGTCTCAGGGACGGGCGCCTCCTCGCCCACGCCGCGCGCACTCGACCCCGGAAACCCGGCAGCACTCCTCTCGGCCAAAGTGGGAGCCACGGCCAATACGAAGACCGCGAACAGCGCGCTCTTGAATATCGCTCTGAATCAGCGAGCCACCTTCCGATGGGTCGCGGCCCCGGGCGGGGAGATCGTCGTCCCAATCACGTCCGACAACTGGGTCGGGCTTGAGTCGATCGCCTCGGGCGGCACGCCCAACATCAACGCCACGTTCCACTGGGAGGAATAGAGGCGCGTGTTCGGACATAAGAACAAAGGCCCGGCCGGGTTCATCCAGATCTTCCGGCCGGGCGAAGCCCCGGAGGAGCTCGAGACGCTCCGCTGCGTCCACTGCGGCCTTCACTGGGTCCGAGTCCCGGGCTCGGGTCGAAAGCGCGGCTTCTGCATGCGCTGTAACGGCGTGACCTGCGGGGCCGAGGCCTGCGACCCCTGCGTCCCCTACGAGGCCAGGATCGAGCTCATGGAGGGCGCTAAGAAGGGGCAGCCGGCGCGGAAGTACGCGGAGGAGTTCCAGAAGATCGAAGGCCCGGAGAGATGCTAGGTGGCCGCATGCACGTTCGCGATCAGTACGCCCTCAACCGCCAATGCCTCGAGCTACGTGAGCGGGGCCTTCACACCGGCGGCGAACGATCTCCTGGTCGTCTTCGCGACCCTGTCTGGGACCGACACGGGAGGATCTCTGACCGGATCGGTCGTCTCGACCTTCACGAAGATCGCCACCGCCGCGAAGGCGGCGAGTGTCGACACCTCCTATCTCTTCGTCGCGAACTCGCTCACGACCGCGACCTCCCAGACCGTGACCTGGGCCGGGAACGCGGCCACGGGCTGCATCCTCCAGGTCTGGCGGATCTCGGGCATGTCGCGGCTCGGGAGTGCGGCCGTGAAGCAGACGGGGCAGCAGGACAACCAGGCCGCCTCCGGGACGCCGGCGCCGGTATTCGGCGCCTCCTGTATCACGACGAATCCGACTCTCGGCCTCGTCTCGAACGCGACGAGCCCGGCGACGATGACGCCGCCGGCGAGCTGGACCGAAGGGGGCGACGTCGGGTATGCGACGCCGACGACCGGCGCCGAGACGGTCTTTCGAAACAGCGGATTTACGGGAACGACCGTTACCTGGGGGGGCACCTCCGCGAGTGCATTCTGTTCTATCGTCGTGGAGCTCGACGCCTCGGCTCTAGTAAACGTGCAGTGGGTCCCGTCCACCGAGCGGCCAAGAGCGGAGCCCCGATCGGTCGTGGGATACTGACGTGAAGCTCTGGCAATATCAGCGGCTCGCGACCCCCGTCCGCTCCTCGATCGAGGAGGCGGACAGCTTCGGCACGTGGGCCCCCGCTCCCAATCAGCCAGACCGAAATCACGCGCTCCGCCGCCTCGGGCGGGCCGCGCTCATCGCGGCGATCCCCTTCTTCTTCTACCAGGACGCGCCCGTCGCGGCCCCCTCGGCCCCGGAGCTCGTCCCCCAGAGCATTTCGCAACCAACGAGAGCACCGGGGCGGCGTCCCCACCTTACCCGGGCGCTCTTCTTCCAGGACGTGCCGCCGCCGGCACCTCCCGTACTGGGGGACCTCTCTCAGCCGACGCGGATCCAGGGGCGGCGCGCGCATCTCGCGCGAGCCTTCTTCTTCCAGGAGGCGCCACTCGCCGCCCCCACCGCGCCCGATTACTTCGACCAGGCGGTCTCCCAGCCCGTCCGGCGACCCCAGGGGAGGGCCCAGCTCGCGACCGCGTTCTTCTATCAGGACGCGCCCGCCGCGCCCCAGGTGCCGATCTACTTCGATCAGGCGATCTCCCAGCCCACGCGGGGGGCTCCTGGCCGGCGGGCCCATCTCCTCCGAGCCTTCTTCTTCAAGGAGGCCCCGGATCTCATTTGGATCCAGGACGCGATCGTGCAGCCCGGGCGCCGAGCTCTTCCCCGCGCCTACCTGGGTCGATCGTTCTTCTTCCAGGACGCGCCCGCCGCGGCTCCGACCGTCTTCCAGCCGCTCACGGCGATCGTTCAGCCGGCGCGCCGGGTGCTCACGCGCGCGCATCTCGCTCGGTTCTTCTTCTTCCAGGAGGCCGGAGTCCCGGTCTTCGTCCCTCCGCCTCCGCCCCAGTACTTCGAGGAGGCGGAGATCGAGTTCCTGCTCTCCGAGATGGGACAGGACGTCACGGTCGGCGGGGTGACCGTGAAGGGGATCCTCGACTCGACCGATCTGGGGCTTCTTGCCGGCGAGGCGATCGAGATCGACGCCCGCCTGACCGTCTTCTGGATCCACACGGGGAGCCTACCGCTCTCGATCGGGGCGCCGCTCCTTTCCGACTCGATCACCTACCGCGTCCGCGAGTGGCTCCAGGTGGGGGACGGTGCTTTGACCCAAGTCTTTTGCGCGAACGAGCTATGACCTTCTTCGGCGAAGAGGATATCGACGTGATGCTTGCGGAATCCCCGACCCAGGCGACGATCGGCGGGGTCACGGCCTCGGTGATCGTCACGCGGGTGGGCGAGGATCTCCTCGGTGGAGCCGGCATGCACGTCCAGGCGACCCGGATCCTCCTGACCGCGAAGACGGGCCAGTTCCCGGCGCTTCGCCCGGGGGCCGACGTCGTGATCGGGACCGCGACCTACGTGGCCACCGACGTCAAGCGCTCGGGGGACGGGGCGCTCTCCGAAGCGCTCTGTGAGATCGCGCCGTGAGCACGATTCCGACCCGGATCGTTGATGACGCGATCGCGCTCCTCAACACGCCGGCGCCCCCCGCGGGCGTCCCGAACGCGACCCGCACGTTCACGTTCGCGATCGACCCGGCGATGCTCCCGACGATCTCCGGCTACCTCGAGGAAATCGACATCCGGGATCCGAGCCAAGGGAACGGCCCGGTCACCGAGGACGACGTCCACTTCAAGCTCGAGTGCCGGGTGATGGGCGATGAGACGACGGCCCCGGACGTCGCCGCGGATCCTCTCATCCGGCACGTGGTGAGCCGCCTCGCGGGACAGGAGAAGGGCGTCCAGGCGGGGATGCTCTACCGAACGATCCTCTTCAACGGGGTGAAGTACGAATACCAGCAGTCGGACCACGCCTATTGCCTGGCCACGGTTCGATTCATCGCACGGTCGCAGCACAAGACCGGAGACCTGGAGACCTGGGCCTAGTCCGCCCGGAAGTGTAGGAGGGGAATCACATGCCAGCGATTTTCGGCGCACAGCCCGACGGCTCAAAACTCCTGGTCGGGAAGGGCCGGGTGCTCTTCAACCGCCTCACGCCGGCGGGAGTGAAGACCGGCGAGAAGTTCCTCGGTAACTGCGAGGAGTTCTCGATCAACGTCTCGGAGAACGTGCTGAAGAAGTTCACCTCCGTGGACGGCTCGAGCGGCCTCCTCGCGCGGATCCCGAATCAACGGGAGGCCGAGCTCTCGATCAAGCTGAACGAGGTGACGCAGTTCAATTCGGCCCTGGCCTTGGTCGGGACGACCGGGGTCCTCGCCCAAACGGGCGCGACGGCGACGGATGAGACCATCACGCCCGCGGGCGGGTCGGGGCAGGGCCTTTGGTACAAGCTCTCGAAGCATGCTCTCACGTCCATCACGAACGTGAAGGACGACACGGTCACCATCGCGTCGAACGTCAATAACGTGAACTACTACATCGACATGCCGACCGGGATGCTCTTCGTCACGCCGGGCGGGTCGATCGTCGACGGCTCCGTCATCACAGTCACCTACGTCTACCCGACCGAGAGCCCGACCATCATCTCCGGGCTCGATGCGAACGTGAAGGGCCTCTTCCGGTTCGTCGGCGATCCCGCCGGCGGCCCGATCGTCGAGGTCGAGGTCTGGAACACGATCATCCAGGCCGACGCCGCGCTCTCCCTGATCTCGGAGGACTTCGCCGAGTACACCTTGAAGGCGGCCGTCCTCTACGACATCCCGGGCGCGGCCCTGACGCCGAGCTGTCCCTACTTCCGGATGATGTTCCGGTAAGCCGCCCATGACGCCGCGGGCCGAAGCCACCAAACCGATTCCCCTGGGCGGGCGGCTCTTCCGAGCCGCCCGCTCGACCACCGCCGAGCGGGACGACTACCTCGCCGGACGGATCGCTCTCTCCGGGGTGAAGAACGTCACGAAAGAGGACGGCGAGAGCCCCGTGGACTACGTCGAGCGCCTGCTCGGGCACCTCCAGGCCTCGGGCTACGTCGATGCCATGATCGGCGGGCTCTTGACCCCGCTCGAGATCGACGACCTCGAGTGGACGCCGGCGATCGCCGCGGAGACGGCCGCCTACGCGGGGCAGCTCCACGAGCCGAAGGACAAGGAGCAGCGAAACGTCGTTCTCCTCACCCTCCTGCTCGATTTTTTCGTCGCCGGGATGAGCTCCTCCGCCGCTTCGAGTGTCTCTTCGGAAGCGGACGAGAATCATCCCGTAACGCACTAGAGCCCGAAGGCCCTTACGGGATCTGGACGTCCCTGATCCGGATCCTCGCCGACGGGGACTATCCGCGAGCCCGGCGGATCTATACCGCCTGGCCGCTCGAGGAGGCGCTTTTAGGCATGTTCGCCCGGGCCCGACGTGAGGCGCTCGCCCAGTACCGCTTCGAGTGGCTCGCCTGGGGCCTCGTCGCGCCCCACGCGAAGGATCCCGGGCACCCACCCCGCGTCCCGAAGATATTGGAGATGAAGCCCGATGCCTCCTGATGTCCGGGTAAGGCTCTCCGCCGAGGGCGTCGCCGAGGTCGTCTCCGCGCTCGAGAAGGTGCGCGCGAAGTCCGAGCAGGCCGCCGGGACGAGTGCCAAGGCCTTCGGCGGGCTCAACAAGGCGCTTGCCGGGACCAAGGCGCTGCTAACCCAGCTCGGGGTTGTTCTGTCGGTAGGGTTCGCGATCGGCGTTGTGAAGAGCTCGATCGAGGCGGCGGACGCCCTCGACAGGATGAAACAGAGTGGGCTCGGCGCCGCCTCGAACATCCAGGCGGTGGCCGCGGCCGCGAAGCGGGCCGACGTCGATACCACCCTCATGGCGCGCGCCCTCGGGCTCCTCGCGAAGAACTCAACCGACGTCCTCGAGGGGGCCGGGAAGATCGGCGGCGCGCTCCGCGCGATCGGCCTCTCGGGCAGGGAGATCCAGGACCTGGCCGGGAAGGACACGGCCGAGCGCTTCGGGGTGATCGCGGAGAAGTTCGCCGGGATCGAGGACGACGCAAAGAAGACGACCCTTGCCGTCGAGCTCTTCGGCCAGAAGCTCGGGCCAGGGCTCATCCCGCTCCTGAACGAGCTCGGGAAGACCGGCATTGATCCGCTGAAGAAGCGCCTCGAGGACCTGGGCGTCCTCATGTCGGACGATGTCGTCGCGAGCCTCTCGGCCGTCGACGACAACATGGCGAGCCTGGGAGGCCAGGCTCGCGGTCTCGCGGGCCAATTTGCCGGGGGCCTCGCCCCCGCCCTCCTTTCGACGATCAACACGATCTCCGAAAGGTTAAAGGGCAGCGGACAGATCTGGCAGGAGTTCGGGGCCATCGTCGGGGGTGCGATCCGGGTTATCGCCACGCTCGCGATACCGCCTTTGAATGCGCTGATCCTCACCGTGAAGGAAATAGCTGATGCCATTGGCGGCGCCGTCGCGGTCATCAAGAGACTGATACTTGGGGATTTCTCCGGCGCCGTGGACGAGGCCGGAAATCGCATGAACGCGATACACAACCGAGCAGTCGATTTCGTGAAGGGAACCATCACGACCTGGAAAAACATCTGGACCACGCCCACCGTCGAGGCGACGAAGGCAGCACAGAAGGCCGAGGCTGACCTCTCTGAGATCTATAAGCAACGAAACGCGAGCCTCCAGGCCCAGCTCGCCGGCGAGATCGCCCTCATCAAGGCGCAGCTCAAGGCGCGCGAGGACGCAGAGAGCCGGGAATTTGAGCGCGGGCTCCTCGCCATCCACACCTACTACCTCGAGCGCCAGAAGATCGTCATCCAGTCGACCCAGGCCGAGATCCTGGCGATCCAGAAGAAAGCCCTCCTCGAACAGCAGGTCGAAGAAGACGCCGGGAAGCGCCGCGCGATCGCCGCGAAGGCCGACGCCGAGATCCAGCTCCTGAACTTCGAGCGTCACGCCCAGCTCGCCGCTCTGGACGACGAGGAGCTTCGCCGCACCAAGGACGCCGGTGAGAAGGCGATCGACATCGAGACGAAGATCCAGGAGGCCCAGGGGAACCGCCACGCGGTCGCGATCGCGAACATCCAGCGGGAGATCGAGGAGGCGAGGAAGGTCCTGACCCAGACGGGGGCGATCGCTCCCGGCGATACCGACGACCAGATGAAGACGATCGCCCGCCTCCAGGCCGTGCTCGAGATTCAGGATCGCTTCTCGAGGGCCTCTCAGGCGACGAACGAGGCCATCACGGACTTCGGCTCGATCCGAGCCCGGATTGAAGACGAGGCCTCCTTGGGCTTGATCTCTCAGGCGGAGTCCGAGGCGAAGCTCCTCCAGCTCGAGAAGGAGCGCCTCGCCGTGCTCCAGGAACGCGCCGGGGAGGCGCTCCGGCTCGCGCAGGAGTCTGAGAATCCGGAGAACATCGCCCAGGCCCAGGCCGCCGTCGACTCGATCGAGAAGATCTCGCTTGCCGTCCAGGCCGCGAACGATGGCCTCCGGCAAACGGGCGCCTTCCTGGTCGATTCCTTCGGCGACAGCCTGGTCCGGGTCTTGGGCGAGGGAGAGATTGCCTCGCTCAAGTTCAGCTCGGTCTTCAAGAGTGTTCTCCTGGACGTCTCGAGCGCCCTCCGGCGCTTCCTGACCCAGCTCCTCGTCACGCGCGCCATCATGGCGCTCTTCGGTGGGGGCGGGGGCGGAGGTGGGACCGGGGCCTTCGCCGGCGTGAAGGGCGGCCCATCGAGTTCAATTCCGGGCTTTGACGCGGGCGGTGTCGTGACCGGGCCCGGGACGGCCACGAGCGACTCGATCATCGGGAGGCTCTCGGCCGGCGAGTACGTGGTCCGCGCGGCCGCCGTGGCCCAGCCAGGGATCCTCCAGGCCCTGGAGACGATCAACCGGGGCACTCCCACGCTTCGGACCCAAGGCCGCGGACACGCGCTCCGCTTCGCCGAGGGGGGACTCGTCCCCCCGGGCTCCGGATCCGGAGGCAGCTCCGACCAGGCCTGGCTCCGCGTGGGGCTTCAGAAGGGGCTCATGGTCGAGATGATCCGCTCCCCCGAGGGGCGCCAAGCCTTCCTCGAGGTGGTCCAGGACAACGCGCGGGCCTTCGGCTCGGCCCTGAAGAGCTGATGGCCGCCCCCGTCGTCTTCCCGTTCGAGCCCAACGGCCTGGATCCGATCGTCGAGTGGTACGGCTACCTGACCGACGTGATCGGTCCCTCCTACGAGGGGAACGAGCAGCGGGTGCAGCTCCGCCGCCATCCGACCGGGGCGATCGAGACGAGCTTCTTCAGCGAGAGCCGCTACGAGTTTCAGCGGATGACCGCACTTCTCTTCCGGAAGCACTCCCAGATCTGGGCCGCTCCCCTCTGGCCCTACGCGACGCGCTTGACGGCCGACGCATCCGCGGCGGCGACGTCGCTCCCCGTCCTGACCGCCGGCCTCCCCTTCACGGATCCGCTCGGCCTCGGGCCCTACGCGCTCCTTTGGAAAGACTCCAAGACCTTCGAGCTCGTGTCGCTCAACGCGATCTATCCGTCCTCGATCGAGCTCGCGGTCCCGCTCGTCGCGACCTGGTCGGCCGCCTCGAGCTACCTGATCCCGGTGCGCACCGCTTTCCTCGAGCCGACGGTTCCGCTTCGCTGGGAAACCCCCGAGCTCGTCACGAGCCGCCACCATTTCAGCTTCGAATGCCATGGCACGACCAACATCGTGCCCACTGTGACGGACGAGTTCGTCGTCGTGGACGAAGGAGCCGTCGTACCTGGAGGTCCATGATGCGACGTTTAGGAATGGCGGTAGTTCTATGCCTGATGACGGTCGGATCCGCATTCGGCTATTCCGGGAGCGGCTCGGTCTGGGCGAGGAAGACCGGTCAGTTCACCGACAAGAACTTTAACGGCGACTCGGTGGGCGTGGCCGCCTCGATCGCCTGGTGCTCGCCGAGCGGGACGGTCTCGATCGGCCCTGGACTTGATGCCGTTGGCATCGGAACGATCCCCTCCAACGTGGTTGTCACCCAGTTCTTCAACGGCTCCTGGCGAGTTCGCGGGCCCAACGCGACGACGACCACGCCTCGCTTGGGCCCGGCCTCCACGCCGACGACTGGGGGGGCGATCCGAATCGTCGACGGGGTCACCTTCGCCATGACGGTCGCCGGCGTCCAGGCCGCTATCGAGGAATGTAATAGCGCGGGCGGCGGGACGGTCTGGGTTCCGAGCAATGCCGGAATCCTCCTCGTTACGACACCGGTGCGGCTCAAGAACAAGGTCATCCTCCGCGCCTTCGGTCAAAAGACCCACGACAACGGCTCGGTGTTTACTGCAAACGCCTCGACGAACGTCCCCTACGCGATCACGAACCACGACACCACCGGGGGACAGCAGTACGCCGGGCTCGATGGGATCACGATCGAAGGGAATAAATCGAGCGGGGCCAGGATCGACGCCGGCATCTACCTGAAGAGCCTCTTCGTCGGGAGCGAGATCCGTAATTGCCGGGTCGCGAACGTCTCCGGCGTGGGGATCGCCTTGAAAGGAACGACGGGGCAGGCCTTTGGGGGTTTCCGGGGCGAGAACCTGATCGTCAACGACACCGGCGACAACAACATCCTTATCTTTGCTGGGATGCGCCACGTCGACCTTGAGCATATCGAGTGTGATCGACCGGGCCGGAACATGGCCGCGATCAAGATCGACGGAACCCAGGCCACGGGCGGCGGGAGCGTCAACGTGGCGCTTCGCGATCTCTATACGGAGCTCTCGGACTCCATGAGCGTCGGTGTCCTGATCGATGGCGCCTCCGGCGTGACGATCGATGATTACACGGCCGTCCATCCGAGCGGCCGCTTCCGCGCCGCCGTTCAGATCAAGAACTCGGTCCCCGGAAATTTCGCCTTCTCTCCGAGCGGGCTTAGCGTCCGAAATCTCTACGCCGACTCCGACACCTTGATCGAAAACCAATACACCACCGAGGTCATCACCACCGGGGCCGACGTCAATAACCCCTACCGACACGTCGTTTGGTATAGCCCGGCGATTGCAAAAGGGGCCGGGGCCACCACGAACGGCTACCGCAATTCGGGCCAGGTCATCGGCATCCAACAGACGAAGAAGGCGCCGGACCTGACGAGCGCCGCCACGATTGCGCCGCATCCGGACGGCTCCGACTTCGACGTGACGGGCACGACCACCGTGACCTCGATTACCGGGCTCCCCTATTTCCTCTGGAAGACGACGTGCTTCTGGACCTCCGCGGCGCTCCAGTTCACCGACGGCTCGAATCTCAACCTGAACGGGAATTTCGTCGGGAACGCGACGGGCGGCAAAGACTGCCTCTGTGCGAAGTGGGATGGCGCTAACTGGAACGAGGTATCGAGGAGCCTCAACTGATGGTGCAATACCTCGGCTTCGACGTCCTCGAGCTCCCCACCGATGGAGGAAGCGGCCAAGAAGACCAGCCGGAACGGCGTTTTTATCTGATCGATCCCGGAACCGGGAAGCGGGTCGCCGACGATCCCGAGGCCGTGAGCTCGGGCGTTCTCTCCTATGCCTGGATCTGCACGACGCTAGCGGAGCTCGCTGATCTGAGGGCCTTTCTGGATGCGCGCCGCGGCCGCGCGGTCCCGTTCTGGCTCCCCACCTTTAAGCACCACTTCACGCTGAACACGGACCACGCCGGCGCCAACACGAGCCTCGTGGTCAAGTTCTTCGGCTACGCCTCGAACATGTGGCCCGGCACGGGGGCCCGCCGCCACATCCTCTTTCGCTCGAAGGCGGGCACCGTCTTCTACCGGAAGGCTCTCTCGGCCGTGAATAACGGCGACGGAACGGAGAGCGTCGTCCTGGACGCAGCCCTCGGCCAGACCGTAACCGTGGCCGATTGGATCGTCGGCTTCCTCCGGCTCTCGCGCCTCGAGGAGGATCTGACCCGGATCGAGCATGCGCGCGGCGGCGCGAGCGTCGATCGCTACGCTCGCGCAACTCTTCGGGTTAGGGAGCTTCCCAAGGAAGCACCGCTATGACGTTTGACGCCCGTGAAAAATCGACCTATCAGGGCGCCCCGATCGAGACCTACCGATTTGTCGCCGGCGCCCAGTCTTGGCATTTCACGTCGTCGGATGACCGGATCTCGATAGACGTCCCGGGGGTCGGGGTGCGGATCTTCGAGCCCGAGAGGCTCTCAAGGACCGAGCCCGAGTACTCGCAGGAAGACCAGTCGGGCTCGCTTAAGGTCAGCCTCCCACGCCTGAACGCGGTCGCGGTGCTTCTCATGGCCGGGCTCCCGGCGACGCCCGTCTCGGTCACGATCTATCGATCTCACGAGGGCGAGATCGAGATCATCCCGGTGTTCGTTGGGAAGGTGGTTCTGGCTGTCTTCGCCGGGCCCAACGTCGAGCTGACCGTCGCTCCGATCTCGGAGATCCTAAAGCGAAAGATTCCACGGCTCGCCTACCAAAAGCTCTGTAACTGGGCGCTTTACTCCCAGGGTTGCGGCGTCTCGCGCGCTACCTATACCGACATCGGGACCGTGAGCTCGGTCAGCGGCATCACGGTGCAGGCCGCCATTTTCGCCACGCGCGCCGACGGATGGTATGAGGTCGGCTACCTCGAGCGCCCCGCCGACGGGTCGCGCCAGTGGGTGATCGCCCACGTTGGGAACACCGTGACGCTCCAGCGCCCCTTCCTCGGGCTCACGGCCGGCGAGGCGATCAAGGGGATCGCAGGGTGCAAGCTCCGGGAGCTCGAGGACTGCACGACAAAGTTCAACAACAAGGCCAACTTCCTCGGCTTCCCGCGGATTCCGATCAAGAACCCCTACGAGCTGGGAATGAGCTGATGGGCATCTGGTTCATCCTCGCGGCCTGGCTCGGATCGATGATCCTCGGGAGGGTCCTGAATCCCATCCGGCTGCCACAAAACCAGGACGCGGCGCCCGAGAAGTTCGGCGGCATCACGGCCGTGGAGGGACGGACGATCCCGGTCCTCTGGGGCACGCGGCAGTTCAAGGGACCGAACATCCTCTGGATCGGCGACTTCTCGACGACTCCGATTGTCCAAAGCGGCGTAACGACCGGCTATAAGTACTACATGGGCGCCCAGTACGGGATCTGCATGGGGCCGATCGATGAGGTGCTCGCCGTGACCTTCAACGAGAAGCCGGTCGGCGCCGGATTCACGTCGGCAAACAACGCCTTCATTTTCGCGAAGAGTGGGGCCGCCCCGTGGAAGACCGCTCGGATAGCTGAATCAACCTACTCAAATGGCTTTGAGGTAGCTGCCGCCCTCGAGGCCGCCATCATCACCGCGGAGCCTGGCGACTGGCGCGTCGGCTACGGCTTCAGCATCGTCGCCGGCGTCAACAACATCATCAAATACCGGCTCACGGGTACCACCTCGCACGATGGAACGATCGTCACGGTGACGCTGACACCCGGCGAATATACCGGCTCCACGCTCGCCAGCCATATCGAGACCAAGATGAACCAGGCCGAGGCGGCCATTCGGCCTGGTGGTCTCACCGCCGCATCCTTCGACGTTTCCTATGGGGTCTTCGGGGCCTTCAAGTTTGCGATCACCTACTCCGCCGCGGCAGAGTGGGCCACCACCTTCGCGCTCCTGCCGAGCACCGGGAAGTTCATGCTCGGGTTCCGGCATGACCTAGACGATACCGCTAATCACGCGGGCTCGACGATCACGGGAGGCTACGAGGTCAAGATTGGGCGCTTCATCATCTCCTATGGCGGCAACACGGCGGCGCTGCATCTGACGGACGCAGGGTTCACCTCGGCCGCCATCCTGGGGCTTAGCACGGCCGCGGACCGGACCGCCCTCGGAATTGTCGCCGCCGACTCAGACTTCACGATCATCGAGGCCGTCTTCACGCCGTCCTCCTACGTGGTCGACGTCGCAATCGATGATGCCGACTTCTTTGGCACGGAGGGCGGCGTCTCGGGCAGCCTTGACATCTATCTGGGGACCGTCGACCAGCTCGAATCGAGCTACCTGACGACCCAGTTTGGAACGACCGCCCCGGGCTACCACCGCCTCTGCTATGCCATTCAACGCGGCATGTACGTCGGGAACACGAACTACCCGAAGCCGATCAGCTTCACGCTCCGGCGCTGCCCGAACCAGCTCGGGCTCGCCGACGAGCAGCACAATATCGCGGGCGACGCAAATCCGGCCTGCATGCTCTATGAGGCGCTGACCGACGTGGACTGGGGGCTCGGCATTCCTCCGGCCTCGATCCTGGTTGATAGCTTCATCACCATGGGCGAAGCGCTGTACGGCGAGGGCCTGGGGCTGTCGATGATCCTCGACACCACCTCCGAGGCCTCGGACACCGTTCGGGAAATCCTCCGGCATGTCGACGGCGTCCTCTATCTGGATGGGTTGACCGGGCTCATCGCGGTCCGCCTCGCACGGGCCGATTACTTCGTCGCGGATCTCCCGCTCGTCAGCCCGGCCAACGCGCACGACTGTGAGATACGGCAGCGCTCCTGGGAGGAGACGCGGAACGTCGTCCGGATCCGCTACGTCGACCGCGCCCAGAACTTCACCGAGCGCGTCTTCCAGGCCCAGGATTTGGCGAACATCGCCGCGCGCGGGGGCGAGCAGTCCGTCGAGGACATCCCGATGCCCGGGATCTCGAGTGAGGCGAACGCCCAGATCGTCGCGACCAGGGCGCTCAAGGTCCTGAGCGATCTTCCGCGGCTGATAACCCTGCGAGTCAACCGGGAATGCTGGAACCTCCGGCCCGGCTCCCCATTTCGCCTGACCTGGCCCGCGTGGGGCGTCACCGACCTGCCATGCCGGGTTTCCACGATCGGAATGGGTGAAATCCAGGATGGGGTGATCCGAGTGAATGCGGTCCAGGACGTGATCGGCCCACCATGGACCGGGTTCGTGGCACCGACGGCACCTGCGGATGATCCACCGGAATGACGGGGACCCGCTTCATGTTGAAGATCGTCCTCGTCACGATCCACTACCTGGCCGAGTGTACGAGCTGCGGCGTGGTCGCGTCCGTGCTCGTGACCGCCAAGCCGAATACGCTCGAGCGGAAGGTCCCTCGATGCCAGCGATGCGGAAGAGAGATGGAGCCTGAGCCCGGAACCCTAAACGTTCGCGTCCAATTCGAGGAATGCCAATGAGTCGGGTCAGCCTGAAGAAGCACATCAAGGACATCCTAAAAGAGAAGGATAAGAGCAACGCTCAGCGGTTCATCGACGCGGAGAAGTTGACGAACGCCGCTTTTCAGGCGGGCAAGGAAGCTAGCGCGGAGGCGCGCGCGGCGCAGGCGTCCGGGATCGTGGAGAGGGATCTCCGCTACTCGGAGCGGGATAAGGCGAGCAAAGAGGCGGCGGAATTGATCGCCTCGGCGCTGAGGGAGTTCAAGTCGGGCTCGAACGAGTGGCGCGGATCGCTGAACGACACGCTGAATCGTGCACCGTCGAGGGAGGAAGTCAATACCGAGATACGGCGCTTGAACGCCATGTACGATGATCTGAAGGAGAGGGCGGACACGGGGCGGGGATCCGGCGCTGGGTCTAGGCAGATGTGGGGGTACGTCGCGGCAGGGATTGGACTCGTGATGTCGATCGTAATGTTCTTCGCTTGGATCGCGACGACGGCGATCGCGATATACATCGCTCTTAAGGGAGGGAATCCGTAATGGGAGCCATCATGTTGTTTACGATAGCAGCCTTCGTAATGACGCTCGTTGCTGCCTGGGGCAAGGTGCCGCTGTGGGTCGCAGTGCTTCTCTTGTGCGTCGTTGCTCTGCTACAAGTCCTAGGGCGGTAACTCGTGAACATCACCGCATTCGACCTGGCCAGCCGCTACATTGGCATCCGTGAGTTGCCCGAGAAAGGGATGGATCATCCGCTCATTCAGTGGTGGCTCTCCCTGTGCGGCTTCTCGACCCACACTCCAGACGAAGTAGCCTGGTGTTCCGCGTTCCTCCAGGAGCCGTTCCGCCTGCTTGGACTGCCACGCTCCAAGTCTGCGGCCGCGAGGTCATGGCTCACGATTGGACGGGTCATCACGATCGAGCAAGCGAAGGTGGGATTCGACGTAGTAATCCTGAAGCGCGGGGCCGGTCCACAGCCGGGCCCCGAAGTGATCCAGGCCCCAGGACACGTCGGGCTCTATGCCGGCCCTGGAAACCTCCTCGCCGGGAACCAGGGCAATATGGTCAGCGTGGCCCCCTTCGACCCGAGCCGTGTCCTCGGTGTCCGCCGTCTCCTCGAAACTTAGGGCTTGATATTGGAGCGCCTTAAAAACGATAAACGCATAGGAACAAGCGAAGGAACTACCACCCGACGCCGCCGATGGAGAAGGGACTGAGCTCACAGCAGAGATGGCGCACTCGTTTCGCTCGCTGGGTGAAGGGCCATACCGTTGAGGGCGTCGTCCGGGATCTCGGCCAGCTGGGCGTACCCGTCACCAAGCACGCTGTCTACTCGTGGGCGCACGGGCGATCGACGCCTCGAGCTCCAGCCGCCAAGGCTCTCGTACAAGCGAGCCGCGGCCGGATCAGCTATCGGGACATTCTGAGGGCTGCCCAATGCGGATCGACGTCCGCGTCGACACCACAAGGCTCTTCAATCGCATGCGCCACGGAGAGCGCCGCCTCGCCTACTCCACGATCAACGCGCTGAACAATACGGCGAAGCGGATCCAGGTCGCGATCCGAGAGAAGGTGCAGGGCAATTTCACCCTCCGCCAGAAGCAGTTCGTCCTCCGCGAAGCCGCCAAGATCGACCGTACATCGTTCGCCAACGTCCGCCGCGGTCAGGCCTGGGTCGAGATCGCCGTGGGACAGAGGCCTCGACTCTTCCTCTCGACCTTCGAGACAGGCGGCGAGCGCCTCCCCTTCGTAGGCCATAACGTGGCCATGCCGGTCATCGGCGGGCCTGCGAGGCCCACGCTCAAGAGACGCGTCCCCAAGGCCTGGACGTTCGAGGCTCTGCAGTTCCACGCTACGACTACACGCTCCGGCAAGAGGACCATCGTGTCGGCCCGGCAGAAGGCCTACATCATCCCGGGGGTGGGTGTGTTCGAAAGCACCGGACGCGGAGAATCGCGAATGGTCTACGCCTTCGTCCCACACATCACGCTCGATCAGCGCCTTCAGTTCGTGAAGACGGCCGAGGGCGTCGCGAATGAGTTCTTCTCGGAAGAGATGGAGCGCGAGACCATCAAAGCGCTCGCCTATGGTGGGCAGGCGGCCTGATGGCCTACCGCGTGATCCGGATGAACCTGACAGTCGCAAACCTGATGCTAGCGACTGGGACGCTGTGCTCGCCTCCCGAGAACGTTCCGCCGGATCTCCGCGTGGTTGACGCACGAGTCAGAGAGAGCGCGGGCGTCGGAGTGATCGAGCTCCTCTGCTTCAGTGGAACGTTCATCCCTCATCGAGACCATCCCGTCAGAGCGGTCATGTGTGGCAAGGCGAGTGACGAGGACTGGAGCGCCCCTCGGTTCGTTCTTGAGGCCACGCATGCGGGATGCCGGGTGACACCATGCTTCCCATAGCTAAGCCCTGCGCTATCTGCGGCGTGAACCCCAGGAAGTACCAGCGAACGAAGTGCGGCCGCTGCGCCTGGCTGGCTGAAGATCGACAGAAGGGCACCGCTCGGCGCACGGCATTCAAGCGACGCGCACGTCGCGCGGCTGGCTGCCGCACGCGGGCGGAGATCTCAGCTGAGGCGCAGGTGCGCGCATTCGAGCGAGCCCAAATCAGAAAGGCGAGGCCGAAGCCACTGGCGCCATACATAGCGCTCGGTCTCACCACCGCGCAGGCGCGGCGGATGATGGCGAAGCTGAAGCATTATCTGAAGCCGCGGCGCCGGCGAGTCGATTGTAAGGCCTCCCGGTGGGCAGCTATGGCGCAGGCGTCCAGCGATGGCTCGATCACGCTGGATAGCATCATCGCGCTCCTGCTCTCATCCGAAGCCTGCTGCTATTGCCAGATCCCGCTAGCCCTCACGGATAGATCGATTGACCATGCCGAGGCCTTGGCTATAGGCGGGGCTCACTCGCTCTCGAACCTCGTCGTGTGCTGCGTTCGATGCAATCGAATCAAGGGCGGGAAGCTAGGAGCGCAGCTATCTCCCTTTGCCTCTGGACACTACGCGGGTCCTTGGTACGAGTCCCAATCCGGTGACGGCGCC